AAAAAACAGAGTAGGGAAATGGGGTCGGCTTCTCGGAGATGTCTTTAGTATGGGGGCTAGTATGGGAGAATTAAGCGTAATGATGGGGCACTCTGTCAGATGGGATGAAAGAACCTCACAAAATTTATTTCCTAAATTGGAGAGTTTGTTATGATACCAGAAACATATCAAGGGTCAACAGAAAGAATTATCACAAGTTATAATTACACAGATATTGCCGACGGAACAGGAGTGATTGAATTACACCCTTTTGCATCTACAGATAGCACAGGAGAGAGTTATTTAATGGCACAACAGCATAACTATTATTCAGACCCACAACTAACAAATGTTCATATCGCCCCCCCATCACATCACGGCACAAAAACCGTATACTTTGCCTTAACAGCGTTCAATACTCCAAAAGAAGTAAAAGGGGACGCTATTCTTAGTGGTTCATTTAGGGTTGATGTATCCTCTGGCGGGGGTGCTACTGGATTTATTGTTTTTACTTTACAGAAATACGATGGTTCAACAGCGACAGATATTGGCACAATAACAACCGAAACTATCTCAAGCACTAATACTCAAACATTCGTATTAAAAATCACAACAACCAAAACGCATTTCAAAAAGGGGGAGATTCTTAGACTAAAAGCATTATTAGATATATCCTCAGGAACTGATACAAACGCAGACACAATACTAGCACATGACCCATCAAACAGAGACGCAGGAGACATCACCGCAGCTACAAACCCCACCGATTTAATATTAGCTGTTCCGTTCAACATACCCAATTAATAATGGCAGAAAATAGAATATCATCAATGGTCGCAAGCGACTTAACGAACGCAGTAGAAGATTATAGCGTAGACCCTGACAATTTAGATTCTCCTCAAGACCAAGACGAAACAAGCTGGACTAATTCAAACTGGGCGAGATATCTTGGTTATTTTAAGCAAATCCCAGAACTCAACGCGACAATTAATGTAAAAGCCACATGGACAGTCGGGAAGGGATTTAAAGCAGATGAAATCACGACGCTGTTACTCGACACAATAAAGGGGAATGGGATGGACACTTTTAACACAATTCTCGAGAACATGATAAGAACCTACTACATCGGGGGGGATGGATTCTGTGAGATAATCCGAAGCGAGAAAGAAGATTTAATAAATCTTAAACCTCTGAATCCCGGCGATGTTAAGATTATTGTCAATAGACAAGGGATGATTAAAAAATACGTCCAATTAAATCATGTCAATAAAAAAGTAGAGAGGGAATTTAAACCAGAGCAAATCTTCCACTTAGCGCGTAATAGAGTCGGAGATGAGATTCATGGGGTTTCAGTAATCGCCCCTATCGAAAATATAATCTTAGCGAGAAATGAAGCTATTGCTGATTATCGTAAAGTAATGCATAGGTTTGTAAAGCCACAATGGAAATTCAAATTAAAGACAGACGACCCCTCAGAAATATCAGCCTACAAAGCAAAACAAGATAAAGCAACTGGGAGTGGAGAGAATATCTATGAACCTTATGACGTCTCGGAATCTGAACTATTAGCAGTAGCGCCTAATTCCACCTTAGACCCTAAGGCATGGATAGACCAACAGGGGAACTTCTTTTATGAATCTGTCGGAGTTCCTAAGATTATTCTCGGGGGTTCAGGAGAGTTCACAGAAGCGTCAGCAAAGATAGCTTACTTAGCATTTCAACAGAACATAGAGGAAGAACAATTATTTATCGAGGAGCAAGTTTTATCACAGTTAAACCTCGTAATTGAGTTAGAGTTCCCAGCGTCGTTAGAGAATGACCTATTATCTGACAAAGCAAAAGATGGGGCACAATCAATAAATCCAAGCGAAACAACCGCGGGAGAAGGACAATGAAAACAAACCCAGTGGTAATCACAGGTATACTCTGCTTAACAATCTTGGAAATCTGCGCAATGTTTAACGGGATAAATGGAACTTTCAGAACTATTATATTTACTGCAATAGCAGGATTAGCAGGATGGAGGATTAAGACAAATGCCGATTAAAAAACCAGAGAAAAAGAAACCAAAAAGCGCAATTAGGGAAGGGGGGAAAGGTGCAATTTACAAGAAGGGAGAATCTGAATTTATAATCCCTGAAAGAGAGAAGAAACAATTAGCGAAGCAAGGGAAATTTAGCGACCCATTAAAATTGAGTGAGGAAGAAAAAAAGGAAAGGAGAGATACAGAAATTCAAAACACCGCTCAAAAATCTGTAGATATTGAAACAGCAAAGCAAAACATATTAAATCCTCCCACAACAGAGGGGGAGATAATCCCTATGGGTGCAGAAGAAGCAATCCCAGAAACAGGGGGAAAAAGCTTTGCAGAAGGAGAAACTCCCTCTCCATTCACAGAAGGATTAGAAGGATTACAAAGAGATATAATCAATACAGAAAACAAATTAGCACAACCTGAAACAGGTGGAGTTCTAGACACCATAAACCGATGGAGATTAGAAATTTCCTTAGCAAATGCAAAAGAAAAACTAAGAAAAACAGAAGCTGGAGAACTACAACCTTATGGAGCAGTAGCACTAGGAACAAATATTGGGGCTGTAACTTCCATGGGCGGAAATGCGATTGATGGAGCCGGGAGATTATTAGGACTGGGGAGAGGTCCCCAAATTGGAGGATTATTAGGGATTCAATCATCCGCAATCAACGCAAAAAACACAGCGCTAACTGGAACATGGTTAAAAAGGTTAGGATTCACAACAAAGGCAGCCGTAGCAATAGGAAGTCTAATTGGTTTAACGGCCTGGGGAAAACATGTTAAATCAGAAGCAATAGAATTTTTACCCTATCAAATTTCTATGGCGAGAGAAGCGGGAGATGAAGAAACAGCGAGGGAACTAGAACAACTCCACGCAGAAATCGCAGACCCTACAGGTTGGGCAAACATCATTGAAGAAATACCGGGACTAGGGGTTATTAAAGCAGCGATAGATAAAACAAGAGTAGGGAAAGAAATCATTGAAGCACAAAAGAGAAGAGCATAGAAAAGTTTATAAATAACGTTACGATATATTTTTATGTCAGATGAAACAACCAATGAGAGTAACGCTAAAGGAAAGGAAGCTAATACTCCTGTTACGGAAATTCAACACAATTCTGGAACTGGTATGGCAGACAAAGCCATCGAGGCTGCTGAAAGACTTGAGAGAGCCAACGAAGAAACAAAGAAGAATCTCGACCGTCAAGAAGAATTAATGGCTAAACAAGCACTAGGTGGGTTTAGTTCAGCGGGAAAAGAAACTCTCCCTAAAACCCAAGACGAGATAGACCAAGAGACCGCAGATGCATTTCTAAAAGAGGATGACGAATGAAAATCTCAAAGAAGGATTTAAAGGCAATCCTCGAACAATCAAAACAAATTCTAAAACATTCAGAAGTAGAGATAAAAATAGCAAAAGATGTTATAAGAAAATCTAACATTAATATTCTAACAGCGAAGGCGATAATTAAAAATATCAGCAAAGAATAATGCACTTTGTATTTTATCTTCGGGGGATTAACTCGGAAGTTGAGAAATGGAAAACTCTTGCGCAGGGATTATTTTGGAAGTGGCAAAGGATTAATCAAAAGACAGGAAAGGTTGAGGAGGTTCTTGTTCAGGGAGCATTAAGACCTTCAATAATGGGGACATGGGAGTATGTCTTTCCTAAGGAAGCCCTACACGAAGTTCTGGCAATCATGGGATTAACCACTAAGAAACAAATTGGAATAGATTGGGCATTGAAAAACAGATTAAGATTATTAGGATTAAGAAAACTCTTAGGAGTTAAGCAAATACCTCTAAAGGAATTTAAGAAAGCGGCAAAGGTTCCACCATCAATAACAATAAAAGAAAGCTGGAGAGGACTAAGTCATCTAATGACCAAAGGGGTTTCCATCCATCCAATCGGGATAAAAACAGATAGATTTGATGTAATTTATGACCCAATAGAGAAAAAATCCTATAAACAAGAAATGTTATAAGAAACACAAGATTTAAATAGTTCGCACAATCCATTATTATATGAGTAATGAGATAACAAAGGTAGAATTATTCGGTCAGAATAATGATGGGGATGCTGTAAGGCGAACGATTGCCTCTTCTGCTACAATTACTAAAGGGACTTTAATGGATTTATCAGACCCTCGAACTACTGCGGCAGCAACTACGGTCGGGGAACCTATCTCAGGTATCGCGGCTATGGGGAAATCAGCAGATAACTCTACATCTATCACAATTTGGCAGAATGGAATCTTTGAAGGGGTAGCAAGTGGAGCGATTGTAGTTGGTTGTGAACTTTATAGTGCAAGTGACGCGAACTACCCAAACACTATAGCAGATGCTACTGGAGTAGCGATGGCGAGTGGAGCTGCGGTTATAGGAGTAGCATTACAAACAGTTTCAGACACAGAAAAATTCACATTCAGGATGAACAAATAAAATGGCTATAGGAAATATTCACAGATTAAACGAGAAAGAATTAATAGAGCAACAGAAAGCTGATGGCTCTTATGTAGAAGTCAAAGAAACTAAACCGGAGAAGAAAGATGGCAACAGGAAGTGATAACGCAGACTTCTCAGGAACTCTACAAAACGGTTCTCCGGAATTAAGAAAGGAAGTTATTGATAAAGTTCTAAAAGGATATGCTCCAAGAAAATATAAGATGAAGCAGGCGGTTACAATATCGTCTACTAACGCATGGAAAAATACTTTTTTCAGAGGGGAATCAGACCCATTAACAGAACCAACAGGGAACGCAGTTGAAGGAATCCCAAGAGGCGCAAACTTCCCTCAAATGACTGTTTCATTCCAAGAGATTTCAGCATGGGTTGTTAAGTATGGTGCAGAAGAAACTATCTTTTGGGAAGATATCTTAATGAATGATATTGATGTGATGAAGAGAACAATTTTTAAACTAACAGAGAGAGTTATAAAATCTGTAGATGACAGGATTTACGCAGTTCTATCAGAAAATTCTACACCAGTGGAAATTCAATCTGTAACAATAACAGGAGCGGCATATTGGAATGCGGCAAGTGCGGCTATCATAGACGACCTTATGTATGCTAAGCAGTTAATCGGGGAGAAGTTTTATGATACCTCTAACCTAATGTTATTCATCAACGAGAGGACCCATAGGGCACTTGTGAACTATCTTGCAGAGAAAGGGGCGCAATTCCCTAGCGTAGGGCAAGACATGGCTAAGAATGGACGTGTAGGGAAACTGGTAGGGATGAAGAATATTGTAGTCACAGAGACAGTCCCAAGTTCAGAGGCATTAGTTGTAGTTCCTAAGACCTGCGCAACATGGAAGGCAGCAGTAAGTTTAAGGTCTGACACAAAGGTAGAAGCATTTAAGGGGACTCGAGTAAGAATTGTAGAGATGGGAACAACTCAGTTAACTGACCCTGACGCAGTTTGCCTTATCAAAGGTATCTTCGCAACTTAATTCTATGAAATTTAAACCAGATAAAGAAGGGAACACCCCACCTATAGTCACAAGAGATGGGAAAGATTTAATAATAGAGGTTCCTTCATTTGCTTTAATAGCAAAAAACTTAAAAGAACATGGCAAGCGGAATATACAATCGATTTAAAGCAAACCTTATGAATAAGGAATTAGACTTAGAAGGGGACACAGTTAAGGTTATGTTACTTAATAACTCACACTCTTTTTCGGCGACGGATGATGTAATAGGAGATATAGATACAAATGAGATTTCTGGGACAGGCTACACAGCAGGCGGGGTCACTCTTGCAGGGAAAGGAGTAACTCAAGCAGCCACAACTAAATGGGATGCAACAGACTCAGAGTGGACTAGTGCAACCTTTTCAGCATGGCACGCAGTAATCTACGACACGACTGCAACTTCAAATCTTATTGCTTCAATAGATTTAGGCGGAGAGCAAGCAATAGTAGGCGGGACTTTTACGATAAAGTGGCACGCTGACGGCATCATCACGCTGGCTTAATGGCATTAGTAGTAGGGACAAATTGTGGATTTGTAACAGAAGCACCAACTACAGACCCCTCAGCATCGAGTACATCTGTTAATTCAAACTCTACGATATCAAATAAAGACACTTCACCAGCTGGTGCAACCAAAGTAACAGAAATAGGATATTGGGTAGATGCAACTTCTACAGCAGGAAATTTTGAAGTTGGAATTTATGATTGGGACACCGAAAATGATAGACCCGGTGATTTAATAGGTGTCAGTCGAACAAATGCTAGAGATACTACAATAAATAGGTGGGTGAGGGTATCTGTGGATATAGCTATAAATGAAAATACAGATTATGGCATTGCTTGGCAAACCGATGCGGGGTTTTGGACAAATTATCAATCACTATCTGGAGAGAGAAGGGATAACAAAGACGGGCAAACAACTCTTCCTGACACATGGGGGGGAACAACTACTGGAACAACTTATAGGGCTCTTTATGCAGTTTGGGAAGAAGCAGACCCAGACGTAACGATAGAACCCTCTGCCCTAACCATGTCAACAACAGCAACAGAGCCATCTTTCTTTATAGACATTACAAAGGGAGCATTAGGTTTAACATCAACGCTCAAAGCCCCTTCACTCTTTATAGAAAACGCCGCAGTATCAGGGGACATATTAGCAACACTCTTAGCCCCCACAGTAACTTTAGTAACTCCACCCCCAGTAGTAAAGGTAAAACTATCAGGGAGTATCGTCGGTGAAGATGAAGAACCACTCTCTAAGGTAGAAGTGGAAGAAAAAATAATCCCTACATACCTCCAAAACAGAGCAATGTTTATAAGAAATAGAATGGATAAAACACTAAGGAGATTAAAATCATGGGGGGATGGACAGGTGTAGGTAAGGATAGAATAAATTTCAAAGGAAATGTAGAGCAGACAGAACTAACCCCTTCCAAAGATAACGATTTAACAACTAAAAAATATGTTGATGATGAAACTCATTGGGAGAGGTCAGGCACAAATGTTTTTCTAAAAAATTCTGGTGATAAGGTTGGGATTGGGACTGCGGCACCGGTTTATCCGTTGGATGTGTCGGGCAGCATAAGAACTGTTGGGGGATATATATATTTTGATAATTCATTTGTAACTCTCTCAAGAGATGGGAATGCTATGAAACTAAGGTCTTATGATGGTTGGCAATTCTATGATAGTCAAAATTCGGGGGAAAGAGTTAGGATTACACACGATGGCAACGTCGGCATCGGGACGACTTCACCAGACACAAAGCTCGAAGTTAATGGGGCAATCTCATCTGCAACCAAAACATTCTCAACAACAGGCCCTACAGATAATGTAGATGTGACTGGGTGTAATACTCTCTTTGTCAATACTGCTTCTAACAATGTAACAATCGGCGGGTTCGCTGGAGGAGTAGCAGGGCAATATCTTAATATTGTTAAGACAAGTTATTCAAATGATTTA